ATAGAGCAGCTATTGAGAGATATGGCTACAACCAGAAAACCATCCGAGCTTTGGGATGCACAAGCCGCGCACAAGCACGCCGATTAGGTCGCTACGTCCTGGGTAGTAATCAGCTGAACACTGAAACTGTTTCGTTCAGTGTGGGAACAGAAGGCGCAATGCTTCTACCCGGTGACATCTGCTTGATTGCCGACCCCCTGAAGACACGAATGACTTGTGGAGGCAGAGTAAGCGCCGCATCGGCCTCATCGATCATCACTGATAGGCCACTGGTCAAAGTGCCAAGTTCTAATTCCTTGCGTGTTTATGTCTATGGAAGTACAGGAATCGCGCAATCCTATCCAGTAAGTTCGGTATCTGGAAACTCTATCAACATACTGGGACCAGTAACCATGTCCCCAATCCCAACAAGTATGCAGATGTGGATTCTGGTGGACGAAGCTAACGAGAATAAATTCAGGCGGTACAGAGTCCAATCCGTCAAAGAAGATTCAAACGGAACATATGATGTAACTGGGGTTCTTTATACAGAGCGCAAGTTTGATTATGTAGATGGTGACGATGATTTGGATTATGGCCGATCAACGAGAACCTATTACAAGAACCGCAATCCAGCCCTCAATTCTAAGAAAGTCAATTTCAGTATTCGTAATCTGGAGACCTGATGGCCCGCACAATGATTGTTGAGTGGGAAGCGCCCGTTAACTATCCGGATGCTGCCCTAGATGTAGTTTTTCCTGGTGGTCTATTTTCGCAGGGGATCCCTGACGAAAGGGTCGACCACTACGAGGTGGAGAGATTCGATCCAGGCGAAAACATATTTATGACGATTGGCTATCCGAGATCCCCGAGAATTGAGTTCGCAGCTGAGGATTTTGAGAACGCTACAGTTAGAATACGAGCGGTTTTGAATAGTGGCAGTAAAACGCCATTTATGATTACGTCGACGCTTGTATTCAGTATGGTTGCTGAATTTAATAGCCCTAATAATACGATCCTACTGTCCTTTATCTGATGTCACTCTACGGACGCGATGCCAACGGGAATGATGCCTATATCCGGGGTTCAGGATCGGGCAGCACAACTGATGGCTATGTAACTTTCCACGATACTTTCTCTAACGACATTAAGTTCGCGACTGCGGCACAAGATGCAGCAACCGCAACCTCTGATCTAGTAGTTGCAGTGAGCGCGAAGAAGCTTCGGGTCTTGAGCCTGACAGTCAGTGCTGACGCAGCTTGTAGTGTCAAATTCGAGACGGGTGCTTCTGCAGCGACAATTGCTGAGAGCCTCTATTTGCCAGTCAACGGCACGGTTACTCAAGCAAGTGAACTCGGACTGTTTGAGACCGGCCTTGGTGACAAGTTGATGATTAATAAAACTGGATCTGCAAATATCACGGTCTCAATCAGTTATAGAGAGGTCTAGTCATGACCCGTGTCTTTGGTCTCTTGTTCGAGGATGAAAGAGATGGCATTCTTGCTATCAAACCCAGTAAGCCCTTCTTTGGCTGTCAGGGCGATGAACAGCATATCGACGTTATTAACGGAACAATCGATTGCGATTTACTTCCTACCCCTAATGGCATCACGTATCTGGTTGGGTTCAAAGGCGTAGGCGACACACGCCGGACAAGCTTCACCCTGCGCTGGAGGATTCCCAATCAGACCGAGATCGACATCACACCAGCAAAAAGTAGTAGTTCTGAAGCAGCGAAGGCCTCATCTGGTCAGTCGGTTTACGAACGTGTTCAGCTGAAGCGCATTGCAGGAGAGCTAAACGAGAGCCTTGAGGATAAGGAGGAAATTACCTCTCAACTGGAAGCAGCAGAAGCACGAGTAAAACAACTAGAAGAAGAGCTACAGTCATTTAGAAGATCGACAGACATCGCACTAAGAGGCAGGGACGCCACTATTGCTCAATTGAATGAGCAAAATACACCCGAGATAAAGACAGTCTATCTAGAGAAACCTGTCCCACCAAAAGCGCTACATGACCGCATCAAACGCTTAGAGCAGGAGAACCAGCGGTTAATCGAGCTAAATGCTGAATATTATAAATCTGTTGTAGACCTACATCAGTTAAAGTTAAATAGAGCGCAGAGTTTACCTTCTCCAGGCCCAATCATCACCCCTGAAGATACACCAAGGCAGCGTCTTATTAACAAGCTAATTGATAGGTAGACATGAGTTTCGACAACATCGCTGTAACAGTCCGACAGGGTGATACCTTCGATGAGTTGCAGCTCATTATCGAAAAGCCGTGGGGAACTCCCTACGACTACTCGAATTCTGTATTGGTGGCTGACATACGTCGGTTCTTCAATGATTCAACAACACCTGCGTCTGCTGTAGATACTTTTGGTCTTGTAGAGACAGACCCCTCAAAAGGGATGCTCTCTCTGCGGCTATCGAGTCGTCAAACCGAAGCTTTGGGACGGAATGTCCCGTTGGGATATCAAGAAAGAGGAGTAGCTCCTTCTGGTATTGCAAACGGTATTGATCCAACCGATGAGCTACAGGGTGTTTTCCTTTGGGATTTACGGGAGTATTTTTCTACAGTCCAGGCAACAATTTTGAGTATTAGTGCTGGAAGTTCCTTTACTGCTCCCGGTGGTGTTGTCACATCAAGAGTAAGAGTCACAACAGCAAGCCCTCATAATCTCACTACTGAAGATCAGATCATTATTTCTGGCACAGGACAACCTTCATACGACGGTGTTGATTTTTCAACTAACAAGTTAGTAATTGTTGCCCCTACAATATTTGAGATTGAGCCGACAAACGCTGGGGTGCCTGCATTTACTGCTGGTGCAACACAAGGAACGGTATCGTTATATCAGGAGGATACTCTGGCAATCGGAACTTTGGAAGTAATTCCTCGTATCTCCCGAGATAGTACAAACTAAGGGTCACAACTAATGTCATCTGTCCAAGAAGGCACAACTATTATTACTGCGGGCAGGACAACTCCTATCCCGGCAGGCCAAGCAATCAGCGACAAATCTGTTCCGGTTGTAGTTGCATCCGATCAGAGTCCTGTACCTATTCTCGACAATCTGTCGGCTCCTTCGCAAGTTCGTGATGACTTGCTGGGCATCCCCAGAGTACAGACACCGCTAGCAACCTTTGATGATGTAAACCTCATCGACATCGACCCTGATGTCTGGGCAAAAACTGAAGTTACATCAGGCGGTTCAAGGGTTACTCAGGTTAACCACATTAGTCAGCAGTCTTCGGCTGAAGTACTCCTAACTCCCACAGCAGCTAACGGAAATATCGCCTCGCTTATCACAAAGCAGGCATTCCCCTATCAGACAGGCCGCATCACAAGCACGAGCTTCGGTGTGTCGATGAGCCGCGACTCCAGCGCAAAGATGGAGTTCGGTATGTTCGATGCATCTGATGGATATCTTATTCGTGTACAGGGTGATTCCCTGTTCTTTGTTCGCCGGACATCATCGGGTGAGAAGCCCAAAGATCACCTGAACGGTTATACCGCGCAGGGAGTAGATCCAGCAACATTCACCGTTGACGCCGCTGTAATGGCTGCTCAGCCTAATAGAACCGACGAAGGTACTATTTACAGTTTGGTCTCAAGCTCACCAACGGTGATGGAAGAGATTGTACCCCGCAGTAAGTGGAATGGGGACAGAATGGTTGGTGAAAATGGTGCAGTTCGTATTGGCGAAGAGGATACAAATTCACTGCACGATTTGAGCCTAGTTAATCTCGTGATGTGCAGAATTGAATATGGTTGGTATGGCGGGACAGGCGCAAGATTGCTCTTCTATGTACCCATTGATGCGAATCTTGCTTCTGGTGAAACAGCTAAAAATGCACGTTGGCTGATAGCACACAACCTAAACTGCTCAGACAGAATACCCTACCCTTCATTGGGTAACCCAACACTTCCGATGCATTTCCGCATTGAGAAGACTGGAACCTTATCAGCTAATTCATATCTGAGAAAATACGGCGCTCAGATCAGTATTGACGGCGGTGACTACAGCAAGCTTTCTATCTTCTCGGAGGATGGGGCGAAGATAACTGGGGTAGGACCAGGAGCTTTCTCACCAGTTCTGGCACTCCGCATTAAAGAAAACATCACCAACAATCAGGGAGAGGTGAAGCGCAACTTGCTCCGTGTCTTCCCGCTGCTCTTGTCGATGGTCAGTTCAGAACGAACTCAGTTTGTCCTGGTCAAGAACCCCGACACCATGAGTGACTCAACGTCCACCCCGGTAACGACCTTTACAAGTACAGGCACTCTTTCCGCAATCGAAGTCAATTCACCGGACAGCCCTACAAACGCTATTGAATCCTTCACAGGTGGGACACAGGTGGCGGCTTTCTACACAGGAGATGCTGACGCAAACTCCGTTTCACTGACGGATATCTTCAGTTTTGCTCGTCAGTATCTAACCAGGGAAGCTAACGCAGCTTCTGGAACGGCAGGTGATGTACTGATCATTGCTGCGAAAAGTATGGGAAGCGGATCTACAAACACTGTTAAAGCGAGCCTTACTTGGGGACAGCGCTGATGACCACTGCCTATCAACTGCCGGAGGACATCGGGAGGAAGGCAGTAACCCGCAATGGGGAAGAGGTCCAAGCTGACGGAACATTTCCGGCAGGACAAAAGAAAGCTGCAGACTCGATGCCTGTCGTCCTTCCAAGGGAGGGCGTCTCGGTTCCAATTATCGATAACTATCGATTTGAAACCGAAGTTGATCGTGACCAACTAGGTATCAAGCGGCTGACCAGACCATATGCATTTCAATCACTGCATGACCCTTATGAACTAAGTAAGGATGACTGGCTATATGACGTAAGCGGTTTAGACGAACGTCCTGAAGTTGATTCAACCCAGTCTGCCCGATGGACACAGCTCTTCGGAGCAAGTGCTGATTACTCACCCGTTCCAGATGGAGAGGTAAAGCACAATATTAAAGCTGGCTCAGCCCAGTTGATTTTAAATAGCAACGACGGTGGTTTCCAAAGAGCGCGTATTGCCTCTAAGAAACGCTATAGATACCAACCGGGGAAAATCGCACGCGTCAGCTTGGCTGTGCGTATGTCGACAGATGAAACACCCGTTTCATGCACACGCTTGTGGGGTGTTGGCGATACAACTGATGGCTTTTTTATTGAATGCACAGGTGACGGTCAAGGTGATCGATTAGGAGTTCTTTACCGTAATAGTGCAGGTAATGGGCTTAAGCATGAGACACGCATTCCAAGATCACAATGGACTGGAGATAAATTAGACGGGACAGGACAGTCTAGACAAACATTAGATTTGTCTAAGACGCATATGTACCTTATTGAGTGGGGATGGTACGGCGCGTCAAACGTAAGATTCTATGCCTTTGTAGTTGATAAGGATCAAGAGTTACCTACATCAATTTCTCAAATTCCAAGGGCTCGATGGATCCTATTGCATGAACTGATGATTGCGGACACCTTGGTTCGCAATGACCTGACAGAGGAAGACGGTGGTGGTAGTACTCGCGGATACGATGTCCCATCTCTGAGGAACCCAAGTTTGCCGGTATGGGTCGAGATCAATAACAGTGGCAATATCGCCCGTTCAGAATTCATCGAGAAATACGGTGCATCTGTTTTAATTGACGGTGGTACAGACGACAGAGCAAAAATTCGAACGATTGATGCAAGCTTTGGTAAATCCGCCGACCCTGTAGTTGGGGGTAACTACAACAATGCGGGTGTAGTCGCTATGACTCTCCGCTCTCGAACAAAGCTTACGAATTCAAGTGGTGAGCTTGTTGACAACTTCCAAGTCACTTCTCCACTACAGCTTTCAGTTGAAACATCAGCACCTGTAGAAATTGAGATCTGGAAAGATCCAGAAATGGTGGAACCGACCGAAGTTGGGCACATCAATGGTTCTCTTGGTTTTAGAAAGGGTGGTTATGAAGGCGCAGACAACCTTACACCCATTTTTATTGGGAGTAATGCACGATCAATACCTGGAAACTCTACTTCTCCATTAGAACCAATTGCTCTTGTACAAGAACCACCTCAAAGTTACTATTTGACACTTACATCCCCTTACAGCGAAGCAGATCCAGAAACAGTCGACTTTAATTTAAGCGATTTCCGGCTTGTCAAGAGTGGTCGAAAAATTGCGTCAATGCTTT